TGATCTGCTCAATCGTCATCGTGCCGCGTCGGGCTTCAGGAAAGTTCTTGTTGGCTTCAGCGATATCCGCCAAGAACCGTTTCGTTTCGTCCGGCGTTTCAAAGTTTGTCGCCTTCATTGTCCCGATACGCTCAGGGATTGCTGCTTCAGGGATTGCTGCTGCGGCCACGGGGGCTTCCAGTGGACCATCAAGCGTAAACTTTTCTCTAGAAGCAGAGCCTATGCCCGTTAGGGGTGCAGCTTCAGGCGTGCCAGCGGCCATGCCTTGAAGAACATCTTCGGCACTCGTGCGCATTTCTGCAAGGCGCTCAGGCGTAATGGCCGGGGGCAACTCTGGTGTAGGTGTCGGTGCTACCGCAGCTTCAGGAATTGCTGCTGTGGCCACGGGGGCTTCCGGCAACTCAACAGGCTTGGCCTTTACCAACGTCTCCGGCACAACAGGGGTCGGAGCAACAGGCTCAACAACCGTGGCCATGTCCGGAGAAAGCGCAGTCTTCGGTGCACCAGTAAACGTGCCCGGACCACCGGGCATGAACCTATTAATAAGCGCGCCCCCGACTAACCCCGTAAGACCGCCGTATGTTGCTCCCAGCAAACGGTTGTCGGGACCGGCTTCACCCGCGCCATACAGCGCACCGTAAGCCGTCTCGCCAATGAGTGGTGCGGCTCCGGCGAGTCGAGTGCCCGCAAGGCCGATCTGCGCACCGCGAATGGCGGGGATAGAAGCTAACACACCGCCGGTTAGTTCACCGGCAAATGACGACACCGGGGCTGTTTCCCGAAGATATTCTTTTGTGGCTGGGTCCAAGGCAAAGCCTGCGGTAAGGGCGTTAGTGGCCCCGCCGAAATAACCGGCTGCCATCTGGCCGGGTTCGGTCTTCAATACTTCGCCAATAAGGCCCTCTACCGCGCCAGTTTCTCCGCTTGGCGTTGCGATAAACTGGAAGGGGATGCGCTCAGCGGCGCTCTTACGAACAAGGTCCAGATAGGATGGGTCGATCTGACGATTGTACCGCTGCCCGACAAACGCTATTTCGGTAAGGATTTGATCTGGAGTTTTTCCGGCGGTGATACCCGCGTTATATACACCCTGCATTTCACTCTGCGCGGCGCGATCTTCCTCGGTAAGTTGAGGCGCGCCCGCTGTAGCGGGAACAACTTGGCCCGGAGGCGTAGTAGGTATTAAGCTAACGGTATCCACAGGGGCAACCGACAAGGCAATAGTAACACCTTGTGTTTCACCCGTTATTGGCGAACGCGTGATAATGGGTTCCGCAACGGGAAGACCCTTATAGTTTTTCGCAAGCCAATTATTGGCGGCGGTTTTAACTTCATCTTGACCGCTAAGCGACGTTACACCGGGAAGCGTGATCGTCTCCCCAGTGGCAGGAATTTTCAGGAATACTGGTTCGCCTTTCGGCTTCTCCTCGGCCATGATGGCTCCTTATCGTAGTAGCTTTAGCCGTCTTGCGAGTTCGTCGGCGGCGCTGCCTTCTATAGTTACCCCAGAAGATTTCGCACCTTTTTGGCCGGTATCGACAACGCGTGTCGGATTCTTTGGATCAAACGCCTTGATGGTGCCATCGGCGGTAGTGCGGAACTGAAACGACGTTCCACCGCCACCGCTGCTACCGCCAGTTCTAATATCGTTTGCAAGACGAGCGCGCTGAATACCAAGGCTCTCACGCTGGTAAGCGTTCATCTGCTGTGGGATAAACAAATCTTTACCCGATGCGTCTTTAAGAAACTCGGTTGGATCATCCTTGTTAACAAACTTAAATCCGTTGCCAGTATCAATCTTCTCATAATCTTTAGGAAGGTTAAACCCAGCCGGTTTGCTCTTGCCGCTTGCAAACAAAATGTAAGTCTGGCCGTTGTCGGCGCGCTTAATCTGCTGAACTTGGTCCTGACGGAACGCAATCTCTGAAATCTTTTCAGCTTGCTTTTCAAGAGGTAAACCTTCGAGCGCGTTAATCTCATCCTGCTCAAGTGCGACTTTGTACTTCTCAATGGCCGCACGCTGCTGCCGTTCTTGCTGCTGGGCCTGCTGCAACTGAGCAATCTGATACTGAGCGTTCAGCTTATCCATCTGCTGCTTGCGCACGCTCTGAAGAACAGCGGCTGGATCAGAAGCGCCACGGCTACCTGCGGCCTGAAGTACTTGACCAAGCGCGCTGATCTTTTCGCCAGTCGATAGCGGGCCAACACCGCCGCTCATGAGAGCCTGCATATCCGCAATGTACTTTGCCGTCGGCGAAAGCTGCGGCGCTGCGGGTGCGGCAGGAGGCGCGGCCCCTACCGGAGCAACAGCTTGTGGCGCGATAGCAGGCATAGCCCCGACAGAACGCACCACGCCACCCGGAGGAGTGCGGTTCGGGACCAATGATTGCAGCAAGGTTTCCATTGGAGTCGGCATCTACTTAAGCCTTCTTAGCAAATAGATCGAGAAGAGTACCAACCGCTGACGCGGCTGAACCAATTTGGCCGAGCGTTGACTGGCCGGGTGCAGTTGTCGTTTGCGTGACTGGGGACGGAAGACCCTGCGAACCCATGAGCAACGTCTGAAGCTGCTGCTGCGGGAAGCCGCGCTGTTCGAGGAAGTCCTTGTAGGCCAGATCAAGGTTCTGCTGAGCCATGCCGCGCTGTGCTTGGCCTGCGCCTTGAAGCATCGCCGCGTAAGACTGCTGATTGCCCAGCGCCTGTTGGCCGTAGCCCGCAAGAGCAGATGCACCCGCAAGCTGCTGACCCGGCAGATTTTGTGCAAGCCCAGCGGCTTGCGTGTATCCCTGATTATACAGGTTCGCCAGCGTCTGCTGAGTATTCAAATCCTGCTCGGCTGCAAGCTGCGCCTCATATACACCACGGCGTTCGTTACCGAATGCGTTTGATGCGGCTAGTTGAGCCTTGGTAGCAGCGTCACGCTCGGCGCGGCTCTGAGCGAGACGGGCCATCGTGGCGTCGATGACGTTAGTCTGGAACGGCGACATGAAGCCGGACACGTCCTGCTGAAACTGCTGCGGGGTATATCCGGCTGCACGTTGGGCTACGTCAGTAGCCTGCTGAAGTTGCGGCATCCCAACTTGATTGGTTGCTGCCCCGATTGCCGTCTGAAACGCCTGCTCTTCAGCGGGACGGAACTGCGCAATGCGTGGCCCCTGATATGCCTGATACGGAATGGATGCGACTTGCTGTGCCGCTCCGTAGTTACGCGCCAGAATATCCTGAATGAAAGGGTTCAGTGACTGAGTTTGCGTAGTAGTTACCGCCATTATAATCTCCGTGCGGACTGGCCGCTTAATCCTTCGTTATTAACACAAAACAAATTAGATTGACAGCCCATTACACGTGCCGTGCACGTACTTGTTCAGAGTGACTTACATAAATTTCCACATGATGCCCATTTTCATCGACCATAATTAACCTCGCGGGCGGATGGATAAACACATCAAGCCCCTGAACATACCGCTCATTCATTGTCATTTCAATTAAACGATTACGTTGCGCCTCATACGCGGGGTCATATTGAGCAGGAGGTGGAGGAAGTTTTAGGTTCATCGACGCCCACCCGGAATAGCATTAAGCCGCATGATGCCCACACGCCAATCGACGTTGCGTGCGCCATCGACGCGCATGTTGATCTGCCGTCCGTTAAAGCGCACCGACGTTGGATTGTCTAGAGAGTACGGCCCGTAGGTTGTCTCTTCCCCGTTCGGGTAATACTTCTTAATGAACGTCGCCGTCACATCGCCCTGTGTCCGCTCGTCTGGGATCAACTCGTTGATGTGCAGAACACGGTCGCCCTCGCCAATCTGAATTGGCCCAGTCTCGGCGAACACATCACCGCCACCGGGACGGACGAATGCGAACTCTTGGTCGTAAACTTCGCCGCTTGGCGACCACCACATTGGGTAGTTGAACACGGTCTTGTCAACGCCGCAAGTGCGCGCCAGTGTACCGATGGCCCAATGGTTTTCTTGGAAATTCCAAACGACATAGCGGTCGTTCTCAGTCGATGACGCAGATGGGTAGAACCACCACACTTCGCCAAACTCTGCATTCGGAACGCAGACAATCTTAGACCGCTGAGAGTTATTGATGTTGGAGAAGATGTAATCTTCTACGTCTGACGGCATCGGCTTAACATAACCATCGTACATGAAGAAGCCACGGTTGCCCATCCAGACTGCCATGTTGTCAAGAACAGCTATGGCTTGGCGGGAGATGATGCCACAATTACGACCGGCTGTTTCGAACTTGTAAACGAATGGAGCGCCAACGTAGTCCGCAACATGTGCGTCTACGTCAGTGAGAACCAGCGTCTGGCCACGAACACGACGGGCGCACATGAGGCTGCCCGGCGTTGTAAGGATGAAGCTACCCGCCAGATTGGTGGACGCGGCTGTCCAGACCGTATTGTTCTCAAGATCGCACCACGCAATCTTACGCGGGTTGTCGTCGGCCCCCAACGCAAAGATCGAACGCTCGTTGGTAACGCAAAGGCCGACACAATTCGCGGGAGAGTTAGCGATCTGCGCTGCGGGTGTTGCAGGAGCTACATCGTCCAACTGCCATTCGTACAGCTTGCCGTCCGACGTGGCGCAGGACACGAGGTATTCGCCCCAAGTGTCGAGGCTCCATGTGGTTGCTTCGGTAACCGGGCTAATGTCAGGACGGGGTGTCCCGTAGGTATAGCTGCCGTAAGTAAGGTCGCCGTAGCCAGTGTTGTCGCTACCGTCGGCTGGGCCGGGGACATACCCGGCGGGTGTGATGTCAACAAGAACACCAGCCGAGGTCATGCTGTAGAGTTTTGTGTTAGTCCCTACACCGAGACGGCGAGTGCCATCGTTTGAACGCCACGCAATTGTAGAACGCGGAACACCGTTTGTGGCGCTCGTAGTACGAACGCGCCATCCACCAATCGGGCGCATTGTCCCGTTATGCCAACGCACAAGGTTGGCGTCATACCACCGCCCTGCGGCCTGAAGTTCAGTGCCGTTGCGATATACGCCGGGTGGTATTGAGATAGGGATCAGTGTCATGCCGGTGTCCGTGTTGAGGCGCTTGGCCCTTATATCACTTATTTGGGATTTTTACAGCCTCTTCCCATGCTTCTATTGTTCGGCGGTGGCGCAACGCGCAGTCACCGTATTTAGCTATTATATCAACTTCCCATATAGCGCGCTCAGGATCAATAAGCGTAGCTGGTGGCGAGGCAAGCGGCGGGCAGTTACTCGCTAGGTTCGCTGGCGGCTGCGGCATTGGCGCGATTGACGCCGCCTTCGAGCAGCCCGATAAGACGAGGGTCAGGAGCACAATCAGCAGAAACAGCAGGCAAAGTCTTGTATATCTCGCGGATGGTTTGCTTCTCTCCGGCGACCACCACATCGGCTTTATCTCGTTCGGATTGGTAGAGCGTTGAAACCTCATCTATTTGTCCTTGCATTTGCTGGCGCTGCTTCTCAGCTTTTTCCAGAACCGCAGAATACGCGGCATCGCACTGCCAGTCTTTGATCTTCCATCCGGAGGCGAGGCCAATAGCAAGAGCGCCTG